GCTTCTTGTATTTGTGCTTCAACATCAACAGTCTGAATATACTCCCACGAAGTCAACTCCATGAATTCGCCAGTAACTGTTGAAAATTGCATTGCAGGAAAATCTCCACATGGATAAAGTGTGACAAGAGGCACACCATCCGGAAATGTGTACACTACTTGTTCAAACATCTCATCAACCTGATCTTGATACGAATCCCCAAGTCTGTCACGTAAATTTGGTTCTATCTTGATTCTGTCCTCTGGTCTGATTTCTACTATTTCTGCCATTTTTTTGTCCTCCTATCCGTTACTCCACGGTCCTCCGAAGAAACAGAGCGTATTGTTTTTTTCACCTGCATACCATCCTTTCCGGCTCTGATAACAACAATCGAACGTGTACACTTTCCCATCAACTTCTATGAGATTATAATAATGGTCAGGAGCGTGTTTGATTCCAACTTTGAGTCCATGCACTTCTCCCACACATTTTACGAGTCTACTGATGTCTGCACAGTTACCATAGACAGTTCCATCCTTGTTCCACAGTTTTCGTGGACATTGTTCATTGTCGTAGTATATACTACTGTTTCCGGGCTTACCGTATTTGAATCTGTGCCATATGCTCAGTATTGCTTCTTTACCGCTCATTCCTTTTGTATCTACTGCGTAGTTTGCAGATGAGTTCCCAATCTTCGTGTTTCCTCCACACTTGTCAATATCATTACTCCACGCAGACAAGCTGTTTGTCTGCATATGTCCTGTACAATCGCTTCCATTCAGATTTGTGAGACCTCCTCCTCCACTATCGCTTGTTGTGGATGCTTTCTGTACTTTGATTGTATACTCATCATCAATGAATCCCTCAGTATTGATATTCAGCTTCAATCCTGCAAGGCTACAGAGTTCTTTGATGAGTTCTGACCTTTTTGCAGTTTTCTCAAATTCAACAGTTGTCTCAAGAAATGCAGTATACCCTACGATTTGCAGTTCTATGAGATATGCTTCATCTTCTTGTGAAATCTTGACTTCGTTGATATATCCTTCATGTTTTGTGATTTCATCTACATCTTTCCAGTATTCAAATCGTGTTTTTTGAAGTCTACGCATATGAGCAAGTTTCTCATTTGAATAGGGAGTCTGTAATGTGATTTCATGAGTCATACCATCCATGTCATCGCTTATTTGTGGATTGACTTTGATGTCTGTGATGACATAGTTTGTATTCTTCTTGTCTGCAGTTCCAGTTGCACTATTACTTGTACTGCTGATTCCTTGTAGCTTTTGACAAGTTTTCTGACCGAACCATCCATCAGGATCATTGCCTTGAGCTTTCTGCAAGAGTTTGACCGCATTTTCTGTGTATTTCCCGAAATCTCCGTCCACCTGCCGAGTATAATACCCACGAGCTTTCAGTATTGTTTGAAGCTTCTTCACATTTTCAGTATCTGTACTATTACGCCGTAAATTGATTTTATTACAGTCAAAATTTGTTTCAGTAGAAATACTCCCCCCAGTCACAGTTTTCGTGTTTGTTGCTTCATCTATTTCTGTTGTTGGAAGAACAACAACCTCCGGCAGTATCGTGAGCTTTGCAGTTGTCTTCTTAGCATATTCAGGTACAACTGACTCTTTCTTCTTTGCTTCTTCTTGTTTTACAATGCCTTGTGATGCTATTACTTCTGTGAGCTTCTGACAACTAACTTGTGCAAACCAACCATCTTGTTTGAGCTTGTAATCTGCTTGAAATTTTTTTACTGCTTTCTCAGTCCATTCTCCGAAATCTCCATCCACCTGTCGAGTGTAATATTTGAGCTGTTTCAAGTATTCTTGAAGTTTTTTCACATTGTCTCCTTTGCTTCCTCGTTGAAGCGAGATTTTCGGACAATCAAACACAGACTTTGTTGTGATTTTCGGTTGAGTGTTTGTTTCTGTGACATTTGTTGTCTCTACTACTTCATTCAACTTCTTACACGATTGAGGTCCGAATACTCCATCAACTACGAGACCGTACTTCTTCTGAAATTTTTTGACGGCTTGTTTTGTGTAATATCCGTAATCCGTGTCAAGCTTTTTGGAGTAGTATCCCATTTTTTGCAGTTCTTTCTGCAATGTAGTGATGTCTTTGCTTCCCTGTTTCATTGACATTTTTGAACAGTCAAATACTACCATCGTATTCTCCCTCCTCATATGTATTCAGTTAATTTGAATGTGAGTTTCATGTGCGTTTTTTTCTGATTTGCAACATCTATCTTCACCATATATTTTCCGCTTGTGAGTTCTTTGCTTGTGACAGTACATACTTTTGTTTCAAGTTTGATGAGTTCTGACCTCATCTGTTTGTATGCGTCGTCAGGCAAGTAGCAGGTAATGCTGTACTCAAGTGGCTCTGTTTTTGTCAAATAGTTGTAATTGCCTTTCATTAATGAGATACTCTTCCATGCACCAGTACGGTATGGTTTTGTGTATGTTATATCGGACATTATGAAATGCAATCCCTCAATATGAAGATTTGCTTTAGAACTCGGATAATAATTCTTTGATGTGTCAATTAATACTTCAGTATCCTTTTTTGCATTATTGTTTGTCTGTGCATTTTGAGGAGTAGAAGAAGAATCAGTAGAGGTTGTACTGATTCCTGCTTTCGCATTGAGTTTCTCATTGAGCTTTTTACAGGTTACTGGACCGACAATCCCATCCTGCAACAGTCCATTTGCTTTCTGAAATTGTTTTACTGCCCAGTCTGTGTATTTTGCGAAATTTCCATCTACTTTCAGATTACTATTGTTGTATTTCAAGTAATATCCTACTGCTTGAAGATTTTTCTGCAATAATGTCACATCTGCTCCTTTGCTCCCTTTTTTGAGATTGATGTTTGTACAATTGAGTGTTTCAACCATTATACTCCTCCTCTGCTTAGTTCATTGAGTACATCGTAGAACATTTGTTTTCCGTTTATTCCTGCTTCATCTGTGTTGAATGAGACCGTGTCAATGTTGTATACGGTTGTGTGGTCATCGTTACTGATTCTTGTACTGTTCTGCGTGGTACTTGCTATGCCCACACCTGCACCGAAATTCGTTGTAGCAGTAGCAGACAACTGTGACAAGTTTGTGTCAAACACCTTGTCGGGATTGAATGCATCGAACTGTACACCGAGACTTGTCATATTGTTCTCCCAACTTCGTACGATTCCAGTAGCGGCGAGTGCCGCACTATCCATTGCCACTTTACCACCATCATTAATAATGTTCGGTAAGCTGAAGAATTCGTACATCATAAAGCGTTGAATGAATCCCGGAGATGCAATACCTAATGCTGATTTTACTGCGGCAACGAGGTCACTTATTTTGCTTACTGCAACATTCTTCGCATTGTCAAGTGCAGAGCTTATCCTGTCTTTGATTTTGTCAAATTCTTGTTTCACAATTCCGGGAATCTCTGCAACCTTATTCTTGATTCCATTATAGATATCTGCCGCTTTCTGTCTTGCGGCACTTGCCGCATTAGACAATCGTTGTCTGATAGTGGATACAATGTTTTGGAAGATACTACGTACTTTAGCAATGATTTGATTGAAACGAGTCACTATAGCTTGTCGAATCATCATAGCCAACATCAAAGCAGTAGTACGAGCTTGAACAAGTTTCAATCTGATAGTCATCACTATATTTGTGAATATCATTCGCACACCATTTACGATGCTCCAAAATTTCTGCACAACAAATGACACAAGACTACCTACAAGCGTTACTGCAAGAGTTCTTGCTTCAACAAGTTTCAATTGTACAATCATACTCAACTGAGTCAATGCACCAAGAATTGATGCAGGAAGATTCATTATAGCTCCAACAAAGTTAGTTAAGAGATCCATCGCAAATTGTCCAATCGCACCAAGAATTCCTCCAACTCCATTGAGGATTGCTTGAGCGATATTGCCCATTTCTTCCTGCATGGTCTGAGCCATTATGCCGGGAGAAGCGATACCCAAGACTGATTTGAACCAGTCAATCACTTGTGTGAATGCAGATGATATTGCAGATGTAATTGCTCCAACATCCATGAAAGCACTTGCAATATTCGAGATTTCAGTAGCTACAATACTTGCAAGACTTCCTCCTGAGAAAATTGATGTGAATGCATCAAGTATCTGTTGTCCAAACTCTGCAAAGCTCGTTTCACCAGTAAACAGACCTATAACGGTTTGTATTGCATTTGCCACATCAGTTGCAACATGAACAACAAACGTGAATGCATCAACAAGCATTTCAATACCTGCTACAACAACCGTAACTGCTCCTGCAAGTACGCTTGTCAGGAATCCTGCAAGACCAATCAATATGAATTTCAGAGCTTCTGCTACTACACCGAGCACGGTGAAGTCACCAGTTGCTTGACTTGTATCTCCACCAGTCAATGCTATCCATAATTGTTGTAATGCTCCATATAACTCTTTGAATGAATCTCCGAGAGGAGCAACAGAAGAAACAATATCCTGAAATGCAGGAGCGAGGATAGAAGCACCAGTATTTGCCACATCAGTCAACCATTCACCGATTCCTTGCAGTATTGGTTCAAGAGATTCCCATGCACTTGCAAAACCACTACTAAGCCATTCGGCAAAACCGTTCAAGGCATTCCGTACATCCTCGTTCGTAGTGTACAAGTAGTACAGTATTCCTGCAAATGCAACGATTGCCGCAATCGCAATACCAATCGGACCAGTCAAGAAGCCAATAACTCCCGCAGTACCTCCTACGAGTTCTCCAACTGCTATGAGTCCCGGAGCTAACATTCCAACAGCTCCAATCACAACACCAATAACTCCACCAATAAGAATAAGTGCAGAGATGAACTGTTTCACGGGGTCAGGTAAGTTGATGAATGCTTCTGATATTCCCCATAGTACATCTGCCATCAGTTTGATGACGGGCATGAGTGATTGTCCGATTTCGGTTTTGAGTCTGCTCCAACTGTTGTCTACTCTTGTGAGTTGTGCTTCTGTTGTTTCTCCGTGTTCTCGTAGTGCTATTTCGTTCTGCTTGTACAAGTCAGATAGTAATCGTAATTGGTCTGCTTCTGTCTTACATTTGTTATATGCATCTACTGATAGTCCTGTGAGCTTCTTGAGTTGTGTTCCTCTTCCTGCCATTGCAGAGATTACTACTTTTGAAGCTTCTGCTTCGCTCATACCTGTACGAGCGGCAAGACCTGCTACACCTTTCATTGCAGGTTCAAGATTCTTCGCACTTACACCAAATTGCAAGAGGTTGAGTGATGCTTCACGAGTATCGCTTACTGCGTATCCCATGTTGTTACTGAACGTTCTTGCCCATCCTTTGACATCTTTCTCTTGCTTTGCCCAGTTTCCTCCTTGACTATCGATGATTGCTCCGAATCGCTTCCATGCACTTTCCGATTTGATTGCAGAGTCTATACATTGCTTTGCAAAACTTACTGCCGCCGCACCTACTGCCGCAAATGCGAGAGCGGCATCTGTTTTGAGTGCTTTCTTGATATTCTTTCCTGCTTGAGTGATACGGTTACCTGCTTGTGTGAATGAGTTGCCCATTCCCTTTGCAGATTCTGATGATGTGTTTGAGCTTTTTTTCACATCATCGCTTGTTTTCTTGACATCATCTCTGACTTTCTCTGTTCCTTGTTGTACTCCTCGTGCGGCGTCTTCTGCTCCTTTTTTTGCAGTATTTGATGCACCTTTACTACCACTATTCACGGTTTTGTCAATTTCAGAGGTTGTTTGCTTGACTTGACTTTTTATCTTGTCCATTTCTCCCTTGACTTGACTACCGTTTGCCGTGATCCGTATTGCTACATCACCGACCATTTCTGCCACTTATCTCCCTCCTTAATCGTATTTGTGTTGTTCTTTCTCCATTTTTTCATATTCTTTCTGCTCTAACTGTGTTTTATAACTGTAATACATGATAAGAAGCTTGATTTCGGGGTCAAACTTGTGTCGAAGCACATACTCAAGAGAATAGCCATGATTACTGCTTACCTGCACGTAGATGTGCATGGGATATGATTTCACAAATCTAACGAAATAAGTTGTCAGTTTCGATGTTTGATACACCTGTCATGCTCTGTACTTTCTCGAATAGTGCGAGTAGGTATCCGAGCTTCATTTCCTCATAGATAGCATACATTCCCTCTTCTGAGCTATTCTTGTCATCGTACAAGCGTGTTTGTTTTGCAAGGAACTTGATTGCAACAGTTCTCATCTGTGTGATGTTCTTCGCACTTTTTTCTCTGAGCTTCTCTTCAATGTGTTCTGCGATTGCTCGTTCTTCACGAGTCATCTGTTCATCATGAGTGTACTTCTGATAGGTTTCAAGTTCTTCTTGTGTCAGATCAGCGAAAAGTTCAAGGTTTTGTTGCAAGTCATCAAGTGCTTCAGCATCTATCTCATTCTTCACGAGCAATTTGATGTCAATTGTCTCATTGTCTGAGAGTGGGTATCTCATCGTGAGTGTTTGTTCTTCTCTTGCTTCTCTCATCAATGTGAGTATGCTTTTTTCATCTTGTACGAGTTGAGTGTTGTGTTCAACATTTTCGATTGATTCAAAAGGTTCGTATTTTTGTATTGCATCTCTATATCTGCCAAGCACATCCTCAAGTTTGTCAATTTCTTCTTCTGTGAAATCATCTTCTTGTATACATTTGATGAGTAGTTCTCTTTCTTCTGCAGAGTCTACATCGTAAAGTGGTATTTGTTTCGCTTCTTCTATCCATGTTCCTCTGAGAAATTCTCTTCTTATTAATCGTATATCTTCTCCCATCCTATTCTCCTCCTTATATCAAAAAATAAAAAAAATGGTGGAGAGAACCGTTTCTATTTTGTATGTTCTCCCCAGTTATTTGTATATTCCACAGTTACTCCCAGTTTATTGCACTACATTTCACATCGAAAGGTTCTGCAGTTTCATTTGACAATTCGGTGATGATACATCCCACGAATCTGTCTCTTTGTCTGAGCTTTCTGTTCGGGTCATAGTCATATGTTGCAACATTGAATAATAGCTCTGATAGTTTTTCATCACTATTCTGTTGCTTATAAATCTCTTTGAACAATTTGTAATGCTCAGGGTCAACTGCTCCGATATCAAACTCGTATGATTGTCCCTCGAATGCGATTGCGTATGGTTTGATACTTTTTGTAGCAGTATATTCTTCTGAGTCTTGTTTCAAAGTAGGTTTGATGCTTTCTGCTCTGATTGCGTAGAATTTGTTTTTCCATTTGATTATGATGTCCATTTGTTTAAATCGTCTACTTGCCATCTTATTACCTCCATTGAATCCTTATCTGATTGTTGTATTCACATTTACTGCAATTAAACATCCTGATGGGATGATTGTTCCAGTTACATTGATGGTGAATTTGTCTACTACACTTGCAGTCAATTTTGAAGTATATGTGACTCCATCCGTTACGGTTGACTTCAAGATGTATCTGTTCTCAATGAAATCATTGATTACTGCATCACATTCTGATTGTATGAATACATTGCTTGTTTCAACATCTTCTGATTTGATGAGGTTTTCACATTCTGCTCCTACACGTCTTAACACTTCATCAACAGTTTTTCTTGCTTTGATAAGTCCATCTGCACTTGAATTTGCGAAAGAAGTGGTAACTCCGAGATTGATGTGATATTGTTTGACTCCGTTTCTGCTTTCTTCTCTTGCAAAACAGATTCCCATGTTTTGAAGTGTGAGCATTTCGTTGTAATCAAATTCATAGTCAAGTGTACCATTGAATTCAATCGCATCAAAACCGGATTCACGGTAGAATGGTGAAGCAAGAATTTGTCCAGTCATTGCTCCCATTATCTGTTCGTCCGGTACTACTCCGATAATTCTACCATCAGTCACACCGTTAAATGCTGTGGTTAGTGTGTTAATCACTACTGTTGATGTTTTATCGTTCTCTCCTTTGTTTGCAACTGCATCAGCGACAGTTCCGTACGGGAGGATGATAGCAGTTCTGAATGCACCATTTTCAAAGTTGTTGTTGAGTGCAGATTGTAATGCTTTGATTTTTGTGTTGATGTTGTTTGCTTGTGCTGATTTTGTTTCTTCTATGAGTACAACATCGATGATTTCTTTCTTGTTGACACAGTTTGAGATGATTGTATTGATACTTGCACTTGTGTCTGTGTGTATGTTGTACACGTAGAATCTGTTTGTTTTGTACTGTGTGAGTGTTTTTTCGATTGTTTCCACACTTTTTGTTAGTCCTTTCCCATCGACAAGTGTGTGTAATGCTTCAAGTCCCTCGAAGTAAGCGAGTTTGTCATCGATTTGTTCTATTTCTGTGCTTGTTTGCACAACAAACAAAGGCACGTAGTCAATGGTTGGATCAATCTCTTCAGGTTGGGAAGTAACTGTTTCTGAGAAATATACTCCCGGTAATTTGGAATAAGTCATGTATTGTCCTCCAATTTTATGATTTAATTGTTTTTTTAACTATCTATTTGATTTCTACTTCTGAGTACACAATCCCTTCTGCAACTGTTCCACCTATCTCAAATTCATCATAATATGATGCTTCTGCTCCGAAACGATTACGAAGCAATGGAGGATGCTCATCAAGTTCATCAAGCATAATAGGAGTTTCAATATTGATGCTTCCATCAATTAATCCATGTTTATGCCATAACGCTTCATAACCATACTCTTCTGGCTTGTCACATTGGTTTTTGACAGTTCTTGCAGTCATATGTCGAGATACATCACACACAACATTCTGACTCATACACAGTCCATTTTTGTATTGTGAGCAATACACGTAGTGAGCTGATTGTTCATTCATGAAACAATTCATGATTTGTTCCGAGATGCTTTCACGCTCATCCTCTGTATTGCACCACAGATTGATATCAATTCTTGCAGTTCGTTCATACAATGAAGATTCATCTCCTTGCAGGTCAGAGTACACCTTGTTTGTTGAAATATCTGCTATACTGAGTGTGATGCAGGGTAGTTGTGCGATGTCATTGAATTGTCTTCGTACTTGCACTTCTTTGTCATCATAGATGAGATGATGTTGCAAGAGATCAACAATGTAATGTTCAAATTTGTTCATTCCTTATCCTCCTCACTTGATGCTCTTGTAATATGCTTTGAAATATCTCCCGAACTCTCCGGGAACGTTTTCTTTGAGGAGTGCGTGAAGAATCCAGTATCTTGGTAGCATTTTGCTTGTACCGAACTCCACATATCCCCAGTATTTTGCTCCAACTTTGAGGAGTGCTTCTGTTCTGAGATTACTTGTTCTACCTTGTATTGTATGGCTGTCCCTTAGTTTTCCAGTATCATAAGGAGATGTGCGTGTTGTTTCTGTCCACAAGTTCTGCATGATTTCGTGTACTGCTCTGTCCATTGCGGTCTGTACCTTTCCGCTGTCAAGTTTCTCGTAGAATGTGCTACTGATTTGTACGCTCATCTGTTCCTCCTCCGTTTGATGAGATTTGCTTTTTTGTAGTTGTGGAAGTGGTTGTAGCTTCGTATCTCTCCTATTACTTCGTAGATACTGCCATCGTCATCTCTGAGTTGGTCTGTGTCATTGATGATTGTATCTTCGTTGAAGTAAATTTTGTACAAGTTTTCTTTCGATACTCCGAACTCCTCTCTTATTTCCTTGTTTGATTCGTTCTGAAAGTCTACTTGTACATCATCTGCATATTCATATTCTTGTATTGTTGCTCCGTACACATCCTCACCATTCGTTGTGAGTGTGTACCTATGAAGTGTGATATTGGGGAAATAAATCATAATAATCGTACTCTTGCCTTGTAACTGTTCCTGAGGTCATCGATGAGTTTCTGTACAAGTGCATCTGATCTGAGACTACTGTTTGTGTCATATGAGATGCTGATGTCTCCCTCATTGATGCTTGAAATACCCTCAATGTTTCCTGCTTGTTTTTGTTGTATCATGTACACTACAAGTTGTGAAACTACATTGTCTACTATGCTTGTGTCGATTGCTTGAATATACTCTACACGAAGTGAACCTCGCTCACTATTCGTGAAGTATATGACTCCCTCTTTTGTGATTTTGTCAACTTGTACTGCCTTGTCATCACAGTACACTTCAACATCATCTACATTGATTGGGTAGTAGTTTGTTGTGTACACATCATTCGAGAAGTGTCGCACGTAATCTTCGTGTGTTCGTTCTTCTACACAGTCTCCGAGTATGCTTTTTGCATTTTCTATGATTGCTTGTAGTTGTTCATCAGTATACTGTGAATCATCTACTCCAACTGCTCTGAGTTGTGTTCTGAGTGTTTGTATGTCTATCATTATGAATACCCCAATAATATCCTCCAGTTGCTTCAAGAACTGTTTATGCTTATTATTCTGCAGTAATACCGCTTAATACTCCACATTTGTGAGGAGCTACGTTCATAGCAGTTACGAAACTTGCTACACATTGATTGTATGCGAGGTTACTTGCAGGGAGGTCTGAAATTAATGATGGTCTCATCAAGTATTTCACTTCAATTGCGGCAGAGTCAAGCAATGCTATACTGTGACTTGCACCATTATCTGCGGTAGGCATATTTTTATCTACTACGATAGGGATTGCAGAACCGTCTGGTGATTCGTAGGTGGATACTCTGAAACCGAGTCCTATGTCTACTTGGTCATTGTATCTACGATATGGTGCTGCGATTTTCTTGAGTTGTTTTGCTACAAAGTTGTCAGTTACGAGGAGGTCAGGTCTTCCACCGTTGTCATCGATAATGGTTGATAACATATCATCTATTGCATCTTCTGTTACTGGTCCATCTGCATCATCTGTGTTAATTCCTGTTTCTGCGATTACTGCTTTGAAATCCTTTGCGGCGGCAGTTCCTGCACCTTTCAACAAGGTCTCATCGATGAGACTGTTTACTTGGAAGTAAGCTCTTTGAATCTCACGTTCAAGTAAGTCAGTTTTGTCTGTTCCCATTTGTGCCATACGAGAGATAGTAATGCCCTCTGCTACAGTTTTCATTCTTTGTGCTACTTCTGTGTAAGTTGTAACTGCGAAATCAGGTATGTTTTCGGTCTCGTTTATGAATGAAGCGTCATTTGTTGGAGCTTCTTTGAAGAAAGCGACATTTGCGGTATCAACATCGAAACATCTTCCTTTGCCCTCAAGTGCTTGTAAGAGTGGGCTGTATTGGAATGTTTTCATCATGATGTCTTCATCATAGGTGATTGCCATTGCGTCTGCGATGTTTGCTGTGCTTTCTACTGCTTTTTGTAATTGTTCCATATTGTTGTTCATAGTTTTGTCCTCCAATCTGTTCTTATTGTGTGAATAATTCTGCTAATTCACGAGGAGTGAATCTCTTCTTGGTTGTTTCAGTTTCTACTGATTCTTCTGCTTCTTCTTCGTATTTGAAGTGTAATTCATCACTTTTTTTGTTTGTGAAGATTTCTTCGAGTTTTTTGTTGATGATGTCTGTGATTGTTTTTTCAACATCCACTTCTTCTTCATCATCTTCTTCTTCTTCCTCTGCAGGTTCTACTGGTGCTTCTGCAGATGCTTCTGCTTCTGCCTTTGCTTGTTCTATGCCCTCAAGGAAATTTTCTCCCTCTTCAACAACATCCTCTTCTTCTTCTGCTACCTCTTCATCAACAACTTCCTCTTCCTCTGCTACTGCTTCTTCTTCAGATGCTTCTACAGTTGCTTCGATTGACTCAATTCTTTCTCTGAGTTCGTTGATGACTACATCATACTCATTCTTGAGTTCTTGTCTGATAGCTTCAAGAAATTCTTCTCTTCTTTCATTGAATGCTTCATTGATTAATTCAATGACTTGTTCTACAGTTATTTGTTCTTCTGCCATAGTATTTGTCTCCATTGTTTGTTTTACTACTTCTGCAAAACTTTTAGCAATCCGTACACTACCCATCGTACCCTGATCACAAGGCAAAGGAGTCAAGCTTATCTCAGTCAAATCCCAACGTGTAAGGTTGTGCGTACTGGTATCTGTGACTCCGCTCACGCTCATACCCAAGTTTGCACCATTACTGAGTAGTTCTCGTATCTTCTTTGCGTACTCTGTGTTGACTATGTTTGCACGAATCTCTACTCCATCATTTGTTAATTCTGCACTTATTATAGGTCCGAGTACACCATCCAATGATGTGTCATGGTCAAGGTGGAGGTTGTGCTTGGTTGCTTGTCTGCAGATGTCTTGTAGTGCTTCATTTGTCAGTACATCTCCCACGAGGTCTCTTTGTCCTGTGTTTGCGATACCTACAATTGTTAGCACGTCATCTTCTTCGTTGCTTGTTGCTTGTATGTTTTTGTCTACAATCATGAACTCCATGTGATCTCCTCACTTGTGTCGCTTGGTTCAAGGTTCTCTGTATATCGTAGTCCGTTTTCATCAGCTACTGGGATAGGTGTGCAGTTGCAGTTCGGATGGAATATTTCATCTCCGTCTATTGCTTCATCTACTGGAATCTTGTTTTCTTCTCCCGTGTGCTCGTTACAGACTTCACAGTCACTATTACAGTAGTAGGTCACGTATTGTACTCCGTCCTGCTTCATCTGTTGTAATCGTGCGGCGTTGGTTGCTCGTTTGCTCTCTGTACGAGCTATCATTCTTGCACGTTGCTCTGCAGAGAAAGTATGAATCGGTTCAAGTTGTACCTGCTCCAGTTTCTCAAGCAGTACGCTCTCTCTACTGTTCCTGCCCTCTGCATACTCTTGTATGAGGCATTCACGTATTCCTTGAATCTGTTCTTCTGTCACATCTTTGACAAGTTCATATGTGTAGTCACACAAGTGATTGAGAGCATCTCTTTCTATTTGTGTGTACTCGATGATTGCAGATTCGTTCTGTACTTCCCGAGCATAGTTGTAGATTTGCTCTGTGATGTCTGCTCCCATCTTTGCACGTTCTTCTGCAAATGATGACCATTCTTCGCTGATTCCGCTTTCTCTGAAGAAATCTGTGAGTCTGCCTTGTCTTGTTTGAAAGAACTCACGAGCTTCATCAGTTACCCACCAAGCTATCGTATTGTCGATGTTCATCTGAAATGTGTCAGCGAACAGTTTCAGGAAAGCGTTTTCAAACACGCCCATCTCTGCATCTGTGAAAAATCTGTACGATTTCATCTGAAGTATCCTCCCCAACTGCTACGAGTCAAGTTGTCCAATCCGAGAGTGTTACGTACTTCATTAACTGTGTACACACCGTTTTGCAGGTAGATGCTGTTGATGTTTGCATTGTACAGTTCATCTTCTGTGTCAATGAGTCCGTAGTGGAATCTTTCATCGAATCCCATCTTCTTGAGTGTGTTGTTGAATCCATCTTCTACGAATTTGGATTCTCCCTCGAATGTGGTCTTCCAGTCTGTTCTTTGACTATCTCCACTACCACTTCCGAGATTGGCACTTTCTATGATTCCGAATATTTGTGGAGGTACACCGAAGTTCTGTATGATGTTGTCTCTGCAATATTTGAGCAGTTCCAAGTAATTCATGTCCTTATTCGTGTTGCTCGCAGTTTGGAATGATGCTCCTCTTGTTACGAGCATTCCTCCTGTCTTGTCTGCTTCTTCTTTCATTATTCTGAGGCGTTCTACTTCTGCGTTGAAATTGCTCTCAGTTATATCAGTGTCATATGACAAGATTGTATCGGGAGAAAGACCATTGTTTGTGAGTATCTTGTTGTTGAACTTGATAGCATTCATCTGAAGTGCAATGTAGTCCGCACAACTGTCCACGAGACTAACACCATGATGTTGCTCCTCGAATAATGGATTCGGTCTGTAGATGTGTATCAGTTCATCATCCTCGTAGAGTACATCATGCTGATCTGTCAGTTGATAGCAGTCATTCTCATTGTTCCATCGTATTTTACTGTTGTGGATGTATTTGAATCCATCAAAGACCTCATACTTACTGTCCGTACTTATCTCGAAGAATACTTCTCCGAGTACGAGCAGACTGTCCCATATGAGACTGTTGACTCCTGCCCACGTCAAGCTACCTCCGATTCCCTCAGGATTGTTGAATAAGCGTAGCAGGTAGTTTTTTGTGAGACTGTTGTCAGATTCTTTTGTGTCTGTGTCTATAGTGAATCCACAAGCGAGTGCTGTGTTTTTGTAGACTTCGCAACATCTTCTGACATCTTTGTTGTTGAAGGCTTCGTATCTGAGCTGTGTTGGTGTGTATTCGTTGGTGTATGTTGTTCTTTTGTTGATGTATTGTTGGTATTGTGTGTCGTTGGTTGTTCTGAGTGTTGGTAGTTTGTTTCGTAGTGTGTTGAGTATGCTCATGTATTACCTCCTTTACTTTTGTTGTTTTGTTCTCTTCTTGTGTTTTTTTGTTCACCTTTTGTGAACAAGTGGTTCAAAAAAAATATTGAGAACAATGGTTGTCTGTGAAATTCCCTAATACCCCAGTCCCTATGTTTCCACACAGACAAATTGTCTCATCTACCGGTGTGCATATTTATTAGAAATATTGCAAAAATCTTTATTATCACATAATACCCTCTCATACAGTTCAAAGATGTACAATACCTGCAATAATACGCTTACCAAGTAAATCATGCATTATAGGAGCTCTCATACTATCAACAAGGTGGTCATCTTTTTTGACGGGCTTGTCCTCTCCTCTTTGACTTGCTTTACTATCCCATTCGTATCCCTGCACTTGTTTGATTGTCTCCTTGCATCGTTCGTGTATTCGTAGTTGATTCGTATGAAACAAACTACTCATACGATTGATACAATCCAACGTGTCAGGCATAAACGTATCTACTGTGAGCTTGATTCTCTGATCTTTCTCAAGAGCAGTACGAAGACTTTCTGCATCATGACTTGCGTAGAATATGTTGTGCTTGTCGAGTTTGTAGTCTTCCTGCAGTTGTAGTATGTCTTCTACTCGTTCTGCATCTGTCTGTCCTACTCCTCTTTCTTGTGCATTGTAGTATCGTTCATCGAGTACATGATATTCTCTTTGTCCATCTTCGTTCTGCTTGATACCTACGAGAGAGTAGCAGGTTGTTGTGCTTGTACCATAATCACTACCTATTCCGAGTGTGATGTACTCTGAGAGATCCACATCATCGTGTAGTATGTTGTCTTCTGTGAAACTATCGAAGATTGCTCCTTGTCCACTTACCCATTCTCCACCGATGTATCTTCTGTAGAAGAGGCTTCCTTTTTTGTATGATGCTTTGAGGTTCTCTATGTATTCCTTTGAGAGTGTTGTGTTGTCCTCGAGTCTGAACTTCCACTTGCGTACTCTACCAGATTGTAGCATCTCTTCATCGGTGAGATATTCATCGTAGAGGTAATGATTCGGATTTGCAGGGTTGCAGGTGATGAACATCTTCGCACCATTGAGACTATTACGGCTGATGAGCATCTTGAATGCTTCTTCGTTGATAACTGTTCCCTCATCAACTAATGCTCCTGCGAAAGTGCTTCCTTGTATTTTTTCATCATCGCCATGCTTACCCAATCCGTACAATGCAACAGTTTTGTCGAGGAATGTTATTTCGTTGAAGTAGTGACTATGCTCTGCAACAATACCCATCGATGACAACATTTGCTTGAAAGGTTTGACAACATTTCGTTCAAGAGTGTTGAGAGTCTTACCCACCATACAAAAGTCAGTATGGGGAGATGTGAGTATGAATTCGATGAATCGTGTGATTACTGTGATAGTCTTCCCACTTCTGACACTACCCTCTGCGATATTCATCCATCCGAGACTATCCTTGAGGTATGATATGCTTGTATCCGAGAATGGTTGCCAGTTGAATGTCTGCGTACTGCTACTCATCTGTTATCATCTCTGAGTACACGTAGACTATCTACGAATGTTGTGATTGCATCTATTGTTTGTGCCTCGTTTTCTGCTTCTTTCTCCTGAGGGAATAGTGAGTGTCTACTGTTGATATAGTATATCTCTGTTGCTTCACGATACAATTTGATGTAGTCTTTCAATACTCTGAGTGCATTTGTTGAAGTAATTTCGTTACTTCTGTATCTTCTCATCAGATCATGTCTGAGTTCGTTGATGTCGTTGAAGAAGTTGCTCATGTCTTCTATACTGCTTTTGTTGAGTGTTTTGAAGAGGTCTTCTATTTCGTTTTGTAGTTGTTGTTCTTGTTGTTGTTTGTATTTGTTTTTTCTGTCTTTCCAGTCCCATTTACTGCTTTCGTTCATGAGTGTTGTGTATGATACAGCGAGGTCTTTGTGATGTTTTTGTAGGTGTGTTTCAAATTCTTTGAGTGTCCCTGTGTATTTGGAGAAGAGGCATAGTCTTCTGTTGCTTTTTTTTGGTTCTCCTTTCATTCTTGTGCAGGGATCTGTCATTGTGTTGTTCTCCTCTTCTGTTGCTTTTTTTGTGAGTTTTGAATTTGTTTTTGTTTTGTGTTTCTAATTTTTTCTACATTTGTTGTATATTGTTTGTTGTTTTTTTGTGTAGTATATAAAGGTCTTGTGTTTGCTTGTAGTTAGGCTTATTATTATGATATGTTGTGTTGTGAAATGTGATGATTAATCATCGTAGATGGTATTATAGTAGCATGGGTTGTGTTTCTCTACATAGTCTCTCTTTCTTTCGTTCGGTGTTTGTTTCTTTGTAATGTTGCAGTTGTATGCTATGTCTCCGATGACTTGTATTGCGTGTGCGTAGCTTCTTCTTTCTTCATCACTTTTTATGCGATTGCTTTCTTGGTATGTTTGGTATCGTGTTTTGAGGAATTGGTATGCGAGTATGAGGTCTTTGTTGTATTCGCTCATTGTCTTTTATTCCTTATCTTCTGTTGCTTTTTTTTCTTGTTTCTTTTGTCCTTTGATGGTGGATTTGCTTGTCTTCTTCTTCTTTGTTGTTGTTTTCTTCTCAGGTTGTGGTTGTAGTAATTCTTTGATGATTTCTTTGTACTTGTTGTCCTGTAGTGATGTTGTTGTAATCATGTTACCTTTTTGTATTGTTAGAGTATTGTCATCGTATGCGATGATACAGTAGTCAAGTATTGTTTCACCGTTCTTGGTTATTTTTTTGGTTTCAAGGTTGTTTGTGTATTCTTCTTTGCCTATTTTCTTGTTGATGGTTTTTTCTATTATCATATTAGGTTTCCTCCAGTTGTTTTAGGTAGGTGTAGATGGTGAGGAGCATTACTCCTACAAGTATGAATATGAGACAAGTTATTATGTGTATTAATGTGTGTATCATATGTTTTGCTCCTTGTTTGGATTGAATAATCCTTGTTTGTCTGCTTCTTCTTCTGTGAGTTGTTGCAATGCATTGATGTCTTCAATGGGGATTTGATGTTTCTCTGCAGGTCTTGTCCAGTAATTCCATTCATATCGTTTGCAGATGTTGTGTTGTCTGCAGTTGCGTTTGAATGCTCTTACTTCCGCATCAGACCATAATGGATGAATATAGTATTCTTCTCGTGTCTGTGATTGCTTGTATGGATTGTATCCATCACTTGTAGCAGTTAATGGGATGTATCTGCATGGTGCAGTTTGTACTCCGAGTTTACTGAGGTATGCTCGTTTCTTCTCTGATTCAATATATGTGACTTCGTAGTTGTAAAGCATAAATACTTGTATGTCTCTTGCACGATATCCTGCATTGAGTAGTAGTTGTGTTTGTTGTTTGATGTTTTCGTGTTCCTCGTATCCTCCATCCCATGCGAATCGTATCTTCTTGAATCCTGCTTTGTATAGTTTGTCAGCGATTTCTTGTGTGAGCAATCTTGCATCAATACCTGACTGTGCATCACATTCACGAATCCTGTTGTGTCTTTTTAATCGGATGAGTTCATTCAAGATGTTATCGATGCAAGGATTTGCAAGAAGATTGTTATCATAGAATATGAGCCTCTTCTGTTGTATCTCATGCTTAATACTACTCTTGTACTCGAATCGTGGTTCTATCTTGTATGTTCCACAGAAGCTACAGTTTCTGATGCATCCTCTTGTTGTCTGAAGTATCTGATAGTCTACATCTGTGAGTCTATAGTCTATTCTTACATCATCTATTTCTCTGATATTCCCCACTATAACCTCATCCACTTCACAGTATTCCATGCAATGTGCGGGTAGCAGACTTGCATATACTCCTCCTGCGATGATAGTTGCATCAGGGTATTGTTTTCTGAAGTATGCTACACAGTCACGTACTGCTTTTGAGTAGTACGTGAAGCTTGTTGTGATCAGAATCAAGTGTACATTGTCATACTTCGTGAACTTGCAATCTTCATGATAATACAATATTGTTGCACATACTTGAGAGATCGTCAACCACGATTTCAGTTTCCATAATGGCAGCGAAAATCGTTCATCATAGTTCTTAGATTTCTGTATTCTCTTGAATCCCCTGAAATCTGGTTCAACAAGCAAAACGTGTTCCTGTTTACACAGTAACATTAATAATTCTTTTTTATTCATCTTATTTTCACTTCATACTCTCAATTGTTCCTGTTTGTGTACTATTTCTTGTCCATCTGTTCTATCTTTTTTTCTTCTATGTACACAAGTATGCAGTAGAGTATTGCGATGATTGAGAGCAGTATGATTGCATTGATGTATTCATATGTCATAGTCTGCCTCCTATCATAGTATTCGTATGAGTTCTGTGATAAGTGCTAATGCGGCTCCCGTTCCAACAACGAAGAGTATTTGCTTGTAGATTTCGAGTCTCCTTTCTATTTCGTGGATGTTGCTCCGGTTTTTTGTTGCTACTTCCCGTAATCTGTTGATGCATGAGACTTTCTCTTCTACATTGATTTGTCTTTGATGTAGTTCTACGAGTTGCTTGTTCTGTTCGAGTAGTGTTTGATTGTTTTGTTGTAGTAAGTGCATGATTTCTTTGTTGTTGTGTTTTGCATCTGCTTCAAGCTTCTCTTGTCCTTTGCGTAGATTTTGTTCAAGCTGATCTAAGCGATATTCTATGAATTTGTATGCTTCTATGCGTGTTGGTTCTTTTTTGTTGTCTTCATTGCACATCCTCCTCTTCTCCTATGAGTTGTTTTGTGAGTGTTTCGTTCTGTTTGTCTGTCATTGTCTTCTGTCCGAGGAATCCGATGAGTCCTGCTACGATGATGTCGAGGATTGTTTGGTTTCCTATTATGATGCTTCCGATTGCGATGATTCCGAGTGTGATGATGATTATTTGTTGTGTTGTTGTGTCCATATTGTTCTTTCTCCAAGTTTGGTTTGTGTATGAGTTATATGTGGATTTGAACCACGCATTGTACCCCCTTTGGTATTATAACTCTGAGTGATTATTTGCGTATACTGTTGAATGTATTTAGAAGTTTCTACTTTGTTGCGTACACATTATTATTCAAGTTTGTACGAGACATTCCACCATTTCTCCCTTACTTTGCTGTGTACTCGAAGTCTCCTCTGAGCAGGACAATACTTGTACCCTGCAGGTTCAAAGGAGTGATAAGGAGGAGCAACAAGTACAAGTCCACAATTCCTGCAACATACCTCCATTCTCTGATGATCTTCATCGAATATGTTGTGTTTGCATTCAGGACATTGCTTCTTCGTATGTATGCTCTCCTGTTTCGAGTAATTATAGTATGAAAGAAAATAATAGTGTGTCAGTACACCAAGAACAGAAGAGACAACAGATATTGTCTCTTCATATATACTCTGTGAGCAAAACAAAAAAAAATAGAAAAAAAGTATGGGGAGTTATGATATTATTTTTCGAACTCTTTACGGATCATCCATAATGTCTGTAGCTTGTTGTTTAGTTTTTCTTGTCTTTCTCTGAGCATATATGGAATGTATTCGGGGGCTATTTCGTGTTTTTTTAGTTCTTTGTAAACTTCGGGTTCGGTGAACATTATGTTTTCTTCTGTTCTTTCACCTACTTGAAATCGTAGCCCTTTTATTTCATACATTCTTTCACTCCTCCATCTTTCCACTTGAAATTATTGGCATTTGTACATGAGCGACAAATAGACCTGTCCTCATAATACTCATATTCACAAGCATTACAGAATGGGGTTGCGATATAAGTTGTTTTAGTATATGGATTTCTGAAAACTACTGTGCTGTTTTCAAGGTCGAATTCACCACCCAATCTTCGTACATGGGTTTGTATTTCCTTTAAGGTCAGTTCAACCTTACTGTTTATAGGACAATGCTTATCTATTTCTGTTAGCCACATAAAAAATCAACCTTCATTATCTCTTAAATTGGGGTTTACCCTTTGATTATACCAACTTGAAACTTTTATTATGTCATCAGGTATACTAACGAAATCTTCTTCTAAGAAGTCTCTCCATTTTTCTTTATCATTGGATGATGTGTTATTCTGTCTTACACAAAGTATACCTTTACGAGATAATTCTTCATCACCACAAAATATGAAAAAACTAATAATACCCTCCAATTGTAATCCAAGCGTTTGTTTTGTTGATTCAAAACAATCATTACCACTCACAATAAATTCCAACAAAACACCACTGAATAGGGGATATAATGAGACAAAGTTTACTCCATAATAATCCACTTCAACGGTGTTGGATATTATTTTTATGTGTTTTTTCTCATTTTCCCATCTGATTTTGTTTTCGTATTTT